ATTATGGTAACAGTACACTCCGTTAACAATTATCACACCAATCACGGTGAGAGGGTAGCATCATCGCTTTAATCGGACATCTAAGTGGCAGTACAGACGGACAACCGATCTTGATTGCTGCAACCGCGACAGCGGGAACAACAGTGCACACAGCAGTAGCGGCAACAGATCAAATTGACATGGTGCATCTCTATGCGCTGAATGGGCATACATCATCTGTCGCAGTAACAGTAGAATGGGGTACAGCAACAGCGACTAGCAATCTAGTAGTTACGATACCGGCGGATTCTGGCCTGGTACGCATCACGCCGGAGGGTGGGCTGCCAGCGCAAAACAGCAATGTTATTGCAGTGTTTGCGGGGACAACCAATGTTGTTGCGATCATGGGCAAGGTCGTTCGGTCAACTACTGACGAGGCGTTCTAATGTCTTATAGCACAAACAATAGCAATTACTGGAAGAGCACAATAAGCAAGCGCGTAGGGTTTCCTGCTGACTCTATAGAATCAGAAGTAATCACTCTCAATTCTGGACTTGCTACGTTGTCTGGCGTGGATGGTGGTAGCTTTTATTCTGGGGGTACTGATGTGTTAGATCAAGTATTCTACTTCGATCAAACTGTTTCTAGTTATCCAGCTAATAAAACCTTTACAACCGTTTCCGCCGACAACACTAGTGAGATACAGTATCATAGTGAGGGTGTATTTGCTCAGGTTACATCTGACACAAATATACGTTTTTTGTCTTGGCAAACATCAGCTACTGCTACAAGTTTGGATATTGTACGACACTACATACCTGACAGTTCACCTATGGAGGTTCGGCATGGGTGGTTATACTGGACGACAAACGGCCTAACCGCTGCAATTACTATTAGTGAAATCCCATCTGATGCGTTTCTTTTCGCGCCTCACTATGGGCAATATACACCAAGAAATATGAAATGGGATAGTGGTCAATCCGTCAGCTCTCGCCCGATACACACTGTAATAACAAACACAACGACAATGACTGTAACGCTTTCAGATTCTATAACTGGATCAAAAGGTAAATTAGTACCATATCAAATAATAATGCCTAGCGGGGATCTATGATGCAGCACAGATTTTTTAACTTAGACGGTACTCAGCTGGAAGGGTTTGGGGGACAGCGGCCTCTTGTTGAACTAGTTGCTGGACTGGAGCTTAATCTTAATCTGGACCGCAGTGAATATGCGGTTTTTGAGTATGATCCGGCTTTATTCAATATGCCAACAGGTAATTTATTGGCAAACATTGATCTCACCGACCCTGAAAATCCTATTGTCTCCAGCGTTTTTCCCGACGCGCTAAAAAATGAAGCAGAGCAAAAAGCTCGTTTGTCTTTATACGCAGAAGAGCAGTCATTAAGGCACGGTGCTAACATGATAGACCCTAACTCTGCCACGTTTGAGACTGTAGCAGACCCAACAAGCGATGCTAACGAGATTCGGCAAGCAACGGGTAGAGCAAGAGCCAAGATGCACAATGGCAAGGCGCGTGGTGCGGATGGAGGTAACTCGTCTGTAGTCGGTAGCAAAGCACGAAACAATGCAGCGCAAGCTGTTGAAGAGTCGCTAGGCGTGGTGCTTGTTAATATCGAGCTGGATATTGCGAGTGGGTTGATAACAACTGAGGCTGAGGTTGACGTGCGTATAGCCGTAGTGGATCTAACATATTAACATGGCCGAGTCTGTCAAAATATCCACCTTCTGGATTAGCGTCCTGCTCGCGGTTGTACTCCCTGCCATTGCACAGTACATCACGATTCAGGCACGGATAGATACTTCATACCAGTAAAAACAAAAGGGACTCGATATGGCAGACGACGATCATTTCTCCATCAAAGAACACATCACCAGCATGGACGCTAGAATGTCCAAGCGCCTTGATGAAATACTTGACCAAGCTAAACGCACGAATGGCAGAGTCCAGGAGTTAGAACGATGGAGAGCATATCTTATGGGGATTGGTGCTCTCGCCATAGCCCTAGGAATCCCGAACTTAGTAAAGATGATGACGTCATGATTAGACAAAAATCGAGCCATACATTTATCATGCTAACCTTATGGGTGTTGGTGGGCTGGACCGCCACAGTAGGACTAATGCCTTTCATTCCGCTGTCATGGGTTGTCGATCATAAGTATGTAAAGTATGCCGACGTATGTGTCGGTGACGACGTTCAATCGGTTACCACAAACCGCTATGTTCCGTTTGCATTGTCTGCTACGAGTACCGGAGAAGTACATAAGATTACTGATGGCATACGGGAGGAAACTACCATTCGTCGGCATGTTGATTTTGTATACCAGAAAACAAATGAAACTATTGTATATATAATTGAATGGGATACACCGTTTCAAGTTGCTGGTGTGTACGAAGCATTGCAGTTTATAGAAGTTAATCTAGGACTCATAACCATATCTGGTGAAGCACCGCGAGGGCGTTTCAAAGTAATTAACTGTGGAGATTGATTCGTATGTACAGACTATTGGATTTCTTAGAAGGAATGGTCTACCGAGCGGTACAGTTATTCGTAGCCCTACCAGCGTTACTAATGGAGTGCGTGATGCATACGCTACCGGAAAAAGTATGGCAGGATTTAAACGAGCCTGCATCGAAGAAAGCATTTGGGTTTGCGCGTTGTTCGGCTGCACTAGTCATTTGCATATCCATCATATTATTCCTGTTAGCGTTGCTCCTCATCTCGCTGCTGACTGGACTAATATGTGTGTTCTATGTCGTAAGCACCATTATCACGTCGGACATTTGGGCAAGAATTGGCAGTCGTATAACGCAGACTTGTATGGGACGATCCTGGTAATGCAACGTAACTTGGTAGAAACACATGCAGCGGTATAAATTAAAAGACAAGACAGTAAACATAGAGCACCTTCACCCTGTAATGTATAGGGCGCTGGGTGATATTGCAGATGAAGTGCGTGACTATTTAGGTTATACTCCTGTTATAACCAGTGGATGTGACGGCACTCATAGTGGATTATTCCATCACATAGGATGCGCTACAGACTGGCGAATATGGCGGACTGGAAAAGATTCACGTAAAATAAGTGAAGAACAACGTAGAGAGTTGGGTGCGTTGATTCAAAAAACACTTGACAAAATTTATGGACGCGGCGTGTTTCGTGTGTACTTAGAACATAGTACACATATACACGTTGATCTTAAAGGGACTAATCGTAAACCGCTCCGTTGGGAGCATGACGTATGGGTACAACAATGAACCATGATGAACCAACATTAGATTACACAGCTAAGGCAGAACCTAAACTACGAGTACTAACTCCTGAAGAGTACCCTACATGGGAACAGGCTCTTGATTGGGCGTATGACCAAGGGGAAACTCACGGTATGAAAGTGGCTATGGCTACTGAAACCCCTCCTAAGCACTGGATGAATAGCTCAACTATCATGGCCGCTCTCAAAATACTTGGCGCACAGTTACCCGTAGCTCTCGCCTATGCTGCGACTCTGTTCATTGATGGTGACTTTGTAGGTTGGGGCGTGGCGCTAACAAGCGCTATGACGATATGGCAAGTACCCAACGTTATGAAAGGCAGAATCAAAGCAGGGGGAATATTATGAACAAAGTATTTTTAGGCGGCACATGTAACGAATCAACGTGGAGATCGAAATTAATTCCTGTACTTGATGTTGAATACTTTAATCCAGTGGTTGAGGACTGGACACCAGAGTGTCAGCAGATAGAAGAGTATGAAAAGGCAAACGTCTGCAATATCCATTTATATGTCATTACTAATAGAATGAAGGGTGTTTTCAGTATCGCTGAGGCAATTGAATCCGCAATGACACGCGACAAACAAACAATTCTTCATATAGTTCCCGAGGGTTTTAGTAGCGCCCAGTTATCATCTCTTCAAGCGGTGGCTAACATGGTGAGAAAGCATGGGGGAATATCGTATCTTTCCGAGGATCTTCATAGAACCGCCAGAGTGATAAATAATAGCTATTCAAGTAAGGTGGCATAAAATGAAACTACTACCAACCGATAAGATCGGCGCGTATGTGTTTGGCATACTACTTGTGATGTTTGTATCTGCAATACTATTTTCAGGAGGGTGTGCAATGTTCGATCCTTGCGCGTACATACCTACTGATTACTCTAATGGAGAATCAAAATGTTTATAAACAAAAAAATCCTGCTAGCCACTGCACTGGCTTTAGCTCTTGCAGGGTGCAACACCACTCTTAACTGGAAGTCTGTAACTAATCAGAACAATGGCGACGGTAGCATGCAGTACACGCCGTCAAATGATTCTGCACTCAACAACAATACTATCGACCAGATTGGTAACAGTGGTGACACACTGATTGCGCTATACAAAGCATTGCTTGAGAGTAAAGCAATACCAATACCCAAGATCACTGGTGGAGATTGTAGTGACAAGTCGTGGCAGTTCTGGAAAGAGAAATGTCAAGAAGTCATTGTAGTTCCTGATGTTGATATAAAGCCGAAGCCTGACGTTGTTGTCACACCACTACCTGATCCTGATGTACCACCAGTTATTAAGACACCTGTTACATCTGATAGTTGGAGTGGAGGTAACTTGTGGAAACCTATTGCGGAGTCAAGAGGCGGCGTACCTGCTATACTTACTAAACCTTCAATCGGTCAAGCAGACTTACGTTTGTTTACAGAGGAAGGTGACGAGATACAAGTCAACGAAGAAAAGCGTGGACGTACTAATGGTAATCGAGAGACATACTTTCTTATTGGCATCAAGGCACGTACACTACCGAAGAACTTGATTTTACATATTGGTGATAGGACTTGGTTAGTTCCTGATCCGAATCAACGTTACGAGTAATAAAAAAGGCCCCTTAATTGGGGCCTTTTTACTATTCGTAGTCCAGGATTTTACACCTTTGACTTGTCCACCCTACCTCCTCTATCCTCATACCATTTAGCTTTATACTTTCTATTACGTTTAACCACGACCTGTGTGAATGCATAACAGACTTGCCTGTAGGTACTAACACTCTAGTTTTAAACTTCGTGTTACCTTCACGTTTAACGTCTTCTTGAGTAGTGTAGAACACTAGTCTAGGCCACGTAGGATCTCCTGGTATTACAGAGAAGGGTTCTATGTACTCTCCTAATGGCTGTATAGGTGAGTACACTAATGCTTCTTTATACATGTACATGTCTCCTTATTCGTTTAAACACTGGTAAGAATAAGCTGTTAATTTCTTTAGACTTACTCTTAACTATGTCGTTGTAACATACCTCCACCAACTGGTCTTTGTAGTTGTCATTGAAGTCCAGGCCTCTGTCATAGTCACTTAGGCCTGTGCCCACCTTGACTTCTACTTTAACTCCTTCAACAGTGCCTTCACATATCAATGCACCTAACATAGACTGGTACTTGCCCCTGCCTTCTTCGTAGTCAACACACATAAGTACACAATCTTTTATGGCCTTTTTCTTTATAAGCCTGGGCGTTCTAGCCCATACATACGGATCATTCATGTACCTAATTATAATGCCTTCATAGCCTAGTCTAAGCTTAGTTTCAAACAGCATATCCACTTCTTTAGGCTGCTCTATTATAAATTGTGTAGCCAACATTACGTTAGGTAGCACAGGCATACTGTGTAATTTACTATATCTATCGCTATACAGCTCTGTGGATGTTTCAGTAGCCCAGTCTGTAAGACTAACTACGTCAAACACACAGTACTTATAGTTGTTTATTTCATTTGTAGATCCTTTAAGCACCTTGTTAACGTCACCTGTTATGGCTGTTCTGCCTGCCTGCATACCATTGCCATGCACCAGTTCTCCGTCATACACGCCTTCAGCACACGTAGCCATCTGCTCTTTTAGTGATGTAAGATCAAGCTCTTTACCATTACGAGTTTTAAGCTGAACTCCATCTTTAGTTACAAAGGCTAGTATACGGACACCATCATACTTTGTGGATACAGCTACAGGCCAACTGTCTATCTCTACGTCCTTAGCCAGCATAACCTTAAACTCGTTTATTAGCCCAGGGTACGCTTTGTTAATGGATGTAGTTGATACACCTGCCTTCAGGCTACCGGATAGTATTAACCTAAACATTGCCCCGTACTGCTGAGAACAGTGCAGGGCCATGTCCCTTGCTCTATTACCTACATACTGTCTGGAGATAAACGCACCAATAGCTGTAAACATTTCTTTACAGTCTAGCTCGTCATCAGGTATAAACGTGTTATCCTTAGGAGCTGACACATAGTAGTTAATAGAAGTATCGTACATGAGCCGAAGACATTCTAGCCAATCTTCGTTGTGCTCTTGAGTTCGTAATACGTCCAGTTTCTTTGTTGTACCTTTAGCTCTTCTAAGCTCATGCACGATATTCATCATGTTAAATTACTCCTTAAACTTCGTTGTTAATAATTTGGTTGAACAGATGCTCGAATGGTACGTTGCACCTATACTCATCACGAGGTAGTGGATTATCAAATGTAATACCAGTCCAGTCAACGCCACGTTTCTTAAGCTCAGCTGCATGCTCCTTATCAGGCGGATAAGTATTAACATTAAACTTAGACTGTATGGCAGTCATGTATATACCTAACAAAGGTTTAGGAGGCATCTTAGCTTCTAGCATAGGATAGAACTTAAGTAGCTGTTGTCTACATCTTGCCGCTAGTATGTTGTCAGAAGTTGGTTGATTAGTTCTGTCCAGTCTGGTGTTTATAAACATCATCCAGGACTTAAGATCGCCTGTCATCATATACTTTTGCTCTTGACAGAAAGGCATGTAATGTCTGGCATCGTAGAACGTCATACCGCTGTCTAAGGCATCCTTGTACAGCTGAAGGGAGTCATTACACAGAGTTATGGCTCTTTCAGCCAGTTCGCTGTTTTGTACGTATGCTTCGTTATGTAGAAAATCATGCCCTTCAAGTGAGCCCCAGCCAGAGCTCTGGGCCGAGAAGCCAAACATACGATGGCGAAGTATGTGAGTAACGTTAGTCATGTCCAGGCCTTCAAGAGCCATGGTTATACGAATTGTTTCCATAGCTGTAGGAAGTGTTCTACCTTCAAACATTTCCATAACTACATCATGCCTGTTCATGCCCTTAAGCTCCATGATTTTTTCTACTTGGCCGTTCTCTTCCAGCCATGTCATACTGACAAACTCAGGTATATACTCTTCCAGGTCCTTTACTGTAGGGGCCTGGATTATAGTGGCAGCTATACTTGACAGATGCATTTTATGTTTGGCTGTACCTGTTAAAGGATTTGCTCTAGTTGATTTACTCATGTGTTTTTACCTCGTGCTATTGTTTCACTTAATCTTGCGTACCCTTGAATGTCATGCCAGCTATCCACATGATATGGAGTTACTGACAGACGGCACAACTTATTTACTATGTCCCACAACATGCCTTTGGCCACTTCAGGCATTTCGACATCACCATTGTTACGTGCATAGTCTTCGGCCAACACTCTCATAATCTCGGCCCTTGACTTTACGCCTGTACCATAGTCCCCATACACGCTACCCCTGGCCTCAAGGGTAGAGTTAATTGTTTTCTCGCTCATATATTACATATTCCTCTTCAAATAGTTTAATGCGTTCTTTAGACGCCTCTAACACCTCAGTCATATAACCAGAGTTACCTAGCTTAACCTCGGTCTGTGAAAATTGCATACACTGTATAGCGTCTGCAAACTTAACCATCTTAGCTTCGACCTTAACGCCCTTCTCATAACTGGCTAGATAACATCTAACTACATATGGTAACTTCTTTAAGACTTCCTTTTCACTTTCCTTGAATGCTTTAGCTATCAAAGGGTACTTAACCTTTATAGTTCTAGGCACGTCATTCAATTCTATTTCAGGCATGTCGTGGACAATGGCCATAGCCACTGCTATGCTTATGTCGAAGGCATACTTCTCATGTAGTTTGAATAAGATGGCAGCCACAAAAAATGAATGGCTAGCTACACTCTCGCTACGTATTGTATGTACAGTACTATACCTTTTGATATGGTCTAGTACATATATGTCCTCATAATAACTCATTGCATATTGCCCTTGTACTGTCTAAAGGATATTTCACCGTAGGTTATCAACTCTGCAAGGGCCAACTCTAAGTCAAAGTAATCTGTAATAACTTTAGTAGCTGTAGCTGACAGCATGATATTGAACGGATGCTCAGTGTTAGTGTAGTAGTAACTAACAGGTATATGCATGGCATGTGCGTATCCACACTCCCACAACGTTCCCATGTCTTTGCCAGCTGTACTGGCTATCACAGTTAAACAGTTGTCTATGGCACTTATGTTACCCTGCACTAACGCATAAGGCTGGTCTCCAGGTTTCCAGATGCCTGCCTTACGAGGAGAGAAGTATGAAACTCCACTCACCTCACACGCATTCTCTATATCTTCAACTGCTTTAAGTTGGTCTGGGCTAAACCACCCACCTGCTATGTATACTTGTATTGCTTCCATTATGCTCTCTCCGCCACTATGGCTACTTGGGTTGCTAAATCGGGTTCAATGTTCATAGAGTTAATAGCTCTTGATAGGCCCATAGGCATACCATCAAACGTATTAATGCTGGTAACAAAAGGTACACGGCTATGCCAGCCTAACTCTACAGTTAACTTCCACCCACTGATCTTTAGTAGATGGCACAACTGGTCCCAGGTTAATTCATGGTCATGGCTGTCTGGCCATACTAACTCTCCAGGGCTATGAGGTGATGGGGTAGTTAGAATAAGTTTTCTACCTACTCTATGAGCCTCTTCAAGTACATATTGCATTCTATCTAGTGGAAAATGCTCAATGACTTCAGCCATAACTACAGCGTCCACACTGTCATCGAGCTGAACCAATCCGTCTTTGGCTACATCCCTATACTTAATGTCAGAGTCCAGAGGTGGATTAATGTCATAGCCTATGTATCTAATACGAGTATTGAAGTTAAGCTCTAGGTAGCCACGTAGTTTACTGTCTGCTGCACCTATCTCCACCACTTTGTCACAGCCTATAAGGTTGTTACAGATAAACACATTCTTAAACAGGGTGGACCAGGACCAGTGCTTTGTCCAGTCACACTTATGAAATAGGTGGAACTCTGAGTTAGCGTTAGTGATGCTGTTACCATCAACACGAGGTATGTTGTTAATCATTTGGTCTTGTACCTTTTCTATAGTTGTATAAGGGGCAGAGTAGAGTACTACATGTACGCACCTCCACCATGCTTCCACCTTGACACTCAAGGCAGTATTCTCTAACAGCTTTGACAGGTGTTCTAGCTGCGTTCATTGATCTTTTACCTCTTCTGTTATGCCACAATGGGCATGTAGTTATCTCACAGGATCTAGCAGCTGACCTACTGCCTGCGCAGTCTATACAGTTAAACCTTATAGCCTTCAACGGCGTAAGCTCTAATTGCATAATTTCTTCTGCTACTTTAATAGTGGTGTATATTGTCATATTAAATTTTATCATTAATATATCTATGATAATCAATTCTGTGCTCTAAAATGATGAGCTATCTAATGATTTTTATATTTCTAAAGATTATCTATCATATCATATCAATAAGATATTGTCAAGATAAAGTTTAGACTTATAAAAATAGTCCACTTACCTTGCTTTGTTATTGCGAACTATAGTTCATATACGTCTACTTGGTTAACAACCGATTGATACGCTTTTTTAATCTCGGGAACTTCCCCTGATTCGTTGTATAAGTCACGCAAAGCAGCCGCCATTTTTTCAGCGTTTTCTATATGAAAACTTCTGTCACAATCGAGCCACATATTTTTGTCTCGTAACTCTTTAATTATTTCTCTTTCACTCATGTTCTTACTCCGGGGCAGGTATCCCATTGGGAGACACCCCATGTTTTAACAAAATGTTTCTCTGATAAACCTCTATTCCATGCAAGCCCTTCAATTCTTTTTGCCCACTCGTAAGCTGTTCTCTCGTCAGCTTTCTTAGCAGCTTTTTCCATTCGTTTTCTTCTACGTTCCATTTCCTTTTTTCCTTGGTGCGGTTTTTCATGGTATGAATTACTCACTCTAATTGACTTTAATCCCCACTCATCCCACGGAACACGTCGTTTAGGCTGCTCGTGACGAGGATTTATATACTCTATGTTAGGGATAGCGGCTATGGCAGCCATCATTGCTAAGGTTGAAGTTTTCATTATACACTATCCTCATCGTCCCACTGTGACTCTTCAAACTCTCTTTCAGCTTTTCTACGCTTGTACCATTGAACTAATCTATACGACTTTAGTTTTGGTTCTACACCCTTACTAGTCTCAGGCACTACAGGAGGCCAGTTTATATGTGCCCTAGTGTTAAGCTGTAAATAAGCTACAACTGGGTATATACGTACGTAAGGTACATAGTCTCTTACTGTATGGTCGAACTGTATTTCAGACACTCTTAGTCCTCTATAATTCTCTGGCCGTAGGCCTTGAAAGCTTACAACTTTTATATCCTGTCTATGTATTTTAACGCATAGATCCCGGACATAGCCTATCATAGGGCCTGTTGCTACTATAAACGTAGCCTTATGTGATAGCGCTTCCAGCTGTCTAGTGGTTCTGCCGGACTGTCGTAGTCCTGTTAACTTAGTCATTACGCAAACTCCCATGTTTTATTGTGTTGAGCTTCAGGTGGCATGACCAAATCAGGTATAGCCATGTCTTTAATAACATAGTACCATGCCTTAATCATGCATTCGTTAAGTCTTTCTACCCACATGTCTGCTTCTTGCACGTCTTGTTCCAGGGCTATAGAGTCATGCACTACGTTTATAACTGTAGGCTGCTCAGGGTAACTGGTGTGGAGGTAGTACAGAGCCATCTTAGTTACCTCAGCAGACGAACCTTGTATTGGAAAGTTGTATGAGTCAGGTAAGTACGTAGCTCTTATGTTTCTGCCCAGGCCTGTAGTAGTGTCTACGTAGCCATACACATTAAAGTACTTCTTATGTAGGTCATGCCAAGACTCAAAATAACTATACAAGCCTAACCACTTGGTTCTAAGCACATCGACCGTAGTACGAGGCAAGTCTATTCGGCCCTGGGCTCTTAGCAATGCTCGTAGCGTGTTAGTGCCTGCACCATACACCGTACCGAAGTTAAAGAACTTAGTAACTGTGCGTTCATACTTAGGTAATGTCTCAGGAGTTTTATCAAACAGATGGCAGCCTGTGTATGTGTGTAGGTCCAGGCCTTTCATCATCATAGCAGCCATGGCTGGTTCACCTACATACGCAACAGCCATACGTAGTTCTAGACCAGAGTAGTCTTTGTATATTATAGTCTTACCGTCAGGAGCCTCAATGGCAGGAAAGATGTGCCTAGGTGGATTCTGGTTGTTCTCATAAAAATACCTGTCACCACCGTTACAAGTCATACGAGATGTTCTAGCTCCACATGCATTGTGGAAAGCTCTGATCCTGGGGTGGTCATACTTATCAATAAAGCCTGATAGCTTATGAGCCTTACGTGCCTGTATAAGGTTCTCTGCGTCTTCATTACCTGTAAGAGCTTCAACACCCAAGGTAGTAGCATCTGTAGCGTCAGTGCCTAGCCACTCTTTACACTGCTTAGGGCTGTTGATATTGACAGGAACTTTAGAAGAGTACTTCTCTAGCTGTAGTAAGTTCTTCTGCCTCATGACTGCCAGTGTATCCTGGTTTATAGGCAGTCCCTTACGATCGTAGTTAACTGCATACTCCAGGTTGGCTATGTCTAACGCATATGACTCGTCCTTAGACTCTTCTATAATGTTGTACAGTAAGCTTAGGTAAAGTACGTCACATGCTGCGTACATGAGTAGTGTAGGCGTAAGCTCTTTACTCCAGTCTGTAGTTTGATTGGCTTTTTTATCTATGCCTCGTATGGTTTCATCAGACACCTTTGCATAGTCCAGACACTTATAGAAGTCAAACTTATCTTTGGTCCAGAAGTGTGCCTTACTAAGATAGAAGGTATCGTCAAGTTTCTTGGGTAACCAGGTTTTCTTGGTGTAGCAGTTTATTGTATGTAAGTCATATGATGCGTTATGAAATACTAAATGGCTTGGTTGTAACAGGTCTAAAACTTTATGCAAGTTTATAAAGAAACAGTCTATAAGAATGGCGTTGTCCCAGCCATACTGGTACAGTTGAACCATCCTAACCTTACCGTATAGCCCTCCGTCAGTTTTACCTAGATCTTTACAAGTCTCGGTGTCGCAGTGGATAGGCTTGTTAAAGTCAATCAATTTTGCTGTAGCCTCAAAGGCTTCTGGTGTTCTTACTAGTATGTACATTAAAATGAACTCTGTAATATGTTAGGATAAGTTCCTGAAGAATCTACGTATATTTTTGTTGGTTGCTTAAGTGTATACGCAGACTTCAGTACACTGACGTTATTCATGGGACCAGTATAACCTCTATACTTTACTACATGCCTGGACTTCTTACCAAAGTAGCCAGACCTCTCTACTCCCCAGAACTCTTGAATAGTTTTGATGCCACACCAATAAGTAACTTTGATACTATCAGGTACACCCTGCTTGTAACTACGATGAAGTATGTACGAAACTTTCTTGACCTTGTACCATCGCTTCTTTTCATCCTGCCTCTGTATTAGCTCCTCCATACTAGCTGTTGTAGTTAGTTTAGTACGTACTGGAAACACATGACCACATACATTACACTCCTTAGCGCTTATCGGAAGTATGGCAGGGCATTTAGGACAGTTACGTGTCATAGGCCCACCTTCACCTGTTGACTTACCTTTAACAGGTATCTTCACATTATTAATGGGTCCTAGTCTTGCAGTGTTACCTGCAAAATCTAGTACCAAGCAATGCTTCTTACCTGGTGCAGGCCTTAGCCCTCTACCTGCCATTTGAACATGAAGTCCTGGTGACATAGTAGGTCGTAGTAAAGCTATAAGATCTATGTCAGGTACGTCAAAGCCTGTAGTAACCATACCTACTGACACTAAGGCTCGCATCTTACCTGATCTAAAGTTAGTCTCAACTACACTACGGTCGCCTTTTATACGTGAATGAAGTACTCCTGCTACTATGCCCTTACGTATTAACTGCTTGTGTATGTGATTGGCATGGTCTATGTCTATTGCAAAGACTAACCATTTTTTATAGTTCTTACCATAGTATATTATCTGGTCTACAGCTATCCTGGTTATACTATCTTGGTCATGTTCCAGGGCCAAAGCCTTTATGTTGTAGTCTCCAGCAGACTTCTTAATGTGATCCGACTTAAGCTGTAGTTTCTCCGGGGTTATAGGTAGTAGTGGACTAAGATAGCCTTCCTTAATTAGCCTATCAAAATTTTCCAGTGAAGTAAGATCGTAAGCTACTTTAGTAAATAGAGCATTAGCGCCTTTGTGCAGGTACCCATGTCCTGTTCTAAATATTGTAGCAGATAATCCGATCTTAATAGCAAGGCTGTCGTCCAGAAACTTTCTGTACATGCCTTGAGACTTGTGGCTAACTGAGTGTGCTTCATCAATGATGACAAGATTAAACCACTTAAACTTAGGTATAGCATTGTATACCGACTGAATCCCAGCGACCGTAATTTGTTCGATAGTTTTCGACTCAAGACCAGAACTCCATAGCCCAATATCTTTCTCAGGGAAATATGACTGTAGCGCGAGTAGGTCCTGTTCGAGGATGTTCTGAACATGACTGAGTATAAGTACCATATCATCGGGATTCTCCTTCAAGTAGTTCTCTACAAATCTGCTTATTATTATAGTCTTGCCGCTGCCTGTAGGAGCAGCGACCAGTGGATTACACCCAGGTTCTTTAACAGCTTCAGTCAGGGCTTCAACAGCGCCTGTCTGATACCATCTGTCTTCAAACTTCTTGTTGGAGCTGGACATAATTAGAGCAACCTTTGCGTTGTACATCTAGTGGGATTGGAGGAACTACATCTTCAACACCGAAAAAGGTGCATCCCCATTCGCCTTCAACCATTGGTACTACATACTCGCACGTTCTGCAGTTCTTATCCATGTCAGCACCTGACCAGCATGTATTAGAAGCAGCACACCATCTACATTTAAAGAACGACTTGTTAGGGAATGCCCTAGAAGGTGGAGAGCCTGCTATTACTATGGACTCACCTTTGCGTACCAAGTCTTCGGCAAAACCTTTGTCATACTTTATCCTTTCCACGTGATAAGAGTCGTCATTCTTATTTACAGCTATAAACAGGGTACGAGTAAGGTCAAAGAAATGCATGTATAACTGTACCTGGGCGTAGTACACTGGACTATACTTTTTAACCTTCTCGGTTACTAGCTTTTTAAAGCCTTTATCATTTACAGTTTTAAACTCTAGTAAATGCCTGGTCTTTGGAGCCTCTATAACACCTATAGCTGAACCATCTTTATGCCCTTTGATATGGCCGAAGCCAGCTATTACTTCACCCTGGTCGTCATCACATGTTATACCTATCTTTTCAAGTTCGGCTATGATAGCTGGTTCTTCTCGGTGCCCTCGGGCCCAGAGCCTTATCATACGGGGCGTAGTTGAGTCAGAGAACGCCCATCGAAAGCTGTACCAGATGTACCTGGAGCACTCATGGCCTAAGCCACTCATACCCAGGTACGGTCTGTGTTCTAGCTTAACAGAGCCTCCATCCAACAAGTGCTTTGTTGTTTTGAAGTGTTGAGTTAGATTTGCCACGGTATTAATCCTTATCGCCTAGTAAAGCAGTGTTAGTTGTTAGAGCTGTATACTGATCGAGCAGCTCCTTGATTCGAGGGTTCTGTGCAGCCATAGACTGATACACAAACATCTCGTCATGCAGTTCTTTAGCTGCTCTTAACTCTGTTTTAATTTCCATTACAGTCATTAAGGTAGCCTCCCTTGCTTCATGCGCTTTCTTATCTATCTTGCAGTACAGTAGACAAGCGGCTGAATCAAGTTCCTGCTTAGATAGGCCCGATACTTTCATAACCCTGGCTATCTTGAATGCATTACTGTTATTAACAGGCGCTACAACTATATCCCATCGTTGTACGTCAAAGTCTGTCCAGTAAGAGTACGTTTTTTCTGAGTCTCGTAAGCCCAACTGTACTGTAACTACTCGTAAATTGCTTTTCATTGTATTGTCTCGTGTCTTCGTTAGTAAGGTGCCCGGATATTATAGAGCCCCGGGCAGGCTCTTACTTCCCTCTGGCTTCGCTGAAGCTGTCAGGCAGGCTCCGGCAGAGGTCTTACTTACTTATTCCCAAGGCTTCTTAGCAGGAGCTTTGACAACGCCAGGTACAGCAGCTGCAGGATTAGCATTAGCAGTAGCATTAGCAACTGGAGCATCAGCCGATGCATACGCTACAGTATCATTACTAGCAGGGTATGTTTCAGTTGCCGGTGTAACCTTAACTGTTACCAGCATAGGAATTTGAAGTAGCTCGTCAGAGTCTTCAACACCTTCAAGATCACACGCCTGACAGATAGAGTTCAACTCTTTGTTGGCAATCTCAACCGCAACAGGGTTAGGATTATCCAGGTTTAAGTTGGTAAACAACGATCGGCCAGTGTACGAGCCCTCCAGGACTTTAAACTGAATAGCCAGGTAGTGGCCAGTCTTTGCTTTGGTTGCTTTAAACTCCGTCTTAACGATATGCGCTACATAGTCGCCATCAGGCAACGGGCTACGATCATCAAGTCCGTCTTTGTTATCTTCAGTGTTTGCTTTGTTAGGTAATAAAGGCATAGTATATGTCCTGTGTTATGTTTTAGGTTTAATAGGGTTTTTGTTCGTACTTTCTTTTTCAGTTTTCGCTGGTTTGTTTACCTCTAGTATCTTGTTAATAATGTAAGTCAAGTCAGGCTTCTCCTGTGGTAGCAATAGTCCTGATCTATCTTTGGCTACGTGTCTAGCCCCTGCAGAGGTGGATAAATATCTATACACCTCTCTATCCTTGGTCTTACCCAAGGTTAGTAAAAATACTTCATCAAAGAAGTATGGAAGGTTGTCAAGCATGGCTTTACCAGGCACAGAAGGCATGATGGTTATGGCACCAGTAGCTTCATCCACCACCTTCTTTTGTTTGGCTGTGAAACATACATGCATAGGTAAGTCTCTGAAGCCTCGTACTAATACTGCAAGCTCTTCGGCCATAACACCATACGCTTGTCTTGCGTCTTTTGTCCTGGCCTTTTCGTCGTTCAGAAGTACTTCAGCAATTTCGCTTAAAGAGTCGAGCTCTACAGTTTCATATTTAGCTGCCTCTTCACTACCTTTCAGCCAGTCATACACTTCATCAACATTTTTTCGTGTCTTAACTTCAAACACGTCAATGTTCTTACCCCGAAGGGGCATAAGGCCTGCTTCAGCACTTATGATTAGTGGACTAGGCGCAGTACCACATAGCGTAGTCTTACCTATACCAGACTCCCCGTACACCAGCATATTAACATACTGTACAGTTACGTCTGTGTTAGTTAGCTTGATAGCCATCGTTAGTCTCCTATTGTTTTGTATTCAAGTGTTGGCATTGCAAAAGAAACTACGACTACATCCCTTAAAACACTGTCTTCTGGCAACTCATGATAGTTTTTCATTATCAGAGTAGGTACTAACTTCATTGCAGCCTTTTCGGTAGTTGTAAGCTCATCCCATACCTCGGCTAGTTCTTTAAGATCTAGTTTGTATGACAGGGTTTGTTTAGCCTTTGCAATCCTACCATCCAGGGTTTCTGTAGCAATGGCGGTGCCCTTAGCAGTCATGTCAACTCCGGCTACAAGCTCGGCACATATGCTTCGTCTTAATTCAGCTTCTTTTGCCTTAGACTTTTTAAGTATGTCTGCTTGTTCTACCCATTCGTTGAACTCTTGTATTAGAGTTGCGTTGTCTTCGTTTCGTTTCGGTTCAAGTAGTGCCATTGTCTATTCCTGGTTTAATGTGAGTTTTGTATATAAGTTTAAATTGAGCAACATCAGCATCGCTAGGCTCGTCTATGTTGTTGTCTTCAAAAAAGTTTGAAGGATCGCAGCTAGGGTATTCATATTTGCCCGAGGCCAACGTCATGAAGTAATCAGACAAGTATAGCTTATCAGTTGTGGCGTAGTAAGTAGCCATTCGTTCGTAATACTTTAGAGTGTGCTTAACTTTCATTTTCGTTAGTGCGTTCGTGTGTTAGTAGGTGGATAAGAAGCCCCGGTTAAAGGGCTCCTTATTTACTGCTTGTTACATTACGGGATCTTCAGCCTCATCGTCAGACTCTTCAGCAGCCTCAACTTCAGGTGCGTCATTGTCAGCAGGAATCGGGAAGTCTTTAACACGCTCACCAGCAGCAGCCAGTGATTCGTTGTTAGCAGCTGCCACAAGAATAGTGTAAAACATATTCATGTAATCAATTGCATTTCGATGCCCTTTGACAAGCGGTCGAACTACTGCGTAAAACTCTTCACGAGTAGGCAACTGGTTAGCTGCAAACAAGTCAGCCATTGCGCGAGGTACCTTACCGCCGGCTGCACGAGTACCTCCAGACTTACTTGCTTTAGGCTTGACAGGTAGCTCAATCTCTTCGTCACGACAAAATGATCGTACAAGAGTTGTTACTCGAGCTACTGTAGCGCCATCCACAGAATCGCAAATTGCATTGATTATGTCTTCCACACTTGACCAAGTTTCACACTCGTCCCAAGCTACCTTTTCAACTTTCTCGTTGATGTCGTTAGTGACAGTCTTTGGATCGACCATCAAGCCCTGTTCGATAGCTATACTTCTAAACAAAGAGTTTAGCTTACTGAAAGGGATCTTAGCACCAAACATATCCATCTTGATGTCGTCTTCGCCTTTACCTGCTTCGAAGCCTGCAGTGATAATGCCTAGGGCCAGTGTTTTTAATTCTTCTGTGTTCATCTTAATACCTGTGGTGGTGGTTGAAATAGAATCGAATTTATTTTTCGATTTTCAAATAATATCATATAGAAATAAAAAAAGACATATAAATTTTGAAATAAATGAAAATAATTTTTAAAATTTTTATACCTTATTAATACGCGTAACGTGTACGTGATTATATATCATATAGAATTAAATATCAAGATATATTTTATTAAATAAAATTAATGATAGAATTTAATATCTATATTATATAAATAATGATATAATGATGATGCTTTCTGCTGTTTAATATTTTTTAGACAGTTTATACTAACCTTCTACACTACGGGATTCATATGGTCAAACTAGCTAGTTTTACTGAAACCAAAACGTCCGATGTGATGGAAACTTCTTTATCACCGATAACATCTAAGTTCTTATGGCATTTCAAAGGTAACAAAACCATAACTACTATAAGAGACGGTGACGTTAGAAGCTACATCAACCCATCTACTGAAGAGTGGGACTTGATTAAAACAAGAAACCAGCAGGGATACGGAGTATATTTTAACGTAAATGAAACGTCTTTGAAAGGACGAACCAAAGAGCACATGGAAAAGATACGATGTATCTTCTGTGACCAGGATACTCCAACCCCAATGCCAAAGCATGACTGGCCTATAGCGCCAAGCTTAATAATAAAAACTAGTAATCATGAAGCAGGCAATAAGTACCACTACTACTGGCTAACTACAACACCTAACGTAGCTCAATGGGAAGATGTTATGTCAGCCCTGGTTAAAGACTACAAAATGGATATAGGTGTTAAAGACATAACACGTATCCTCCGTCTTCCTGGTTTTACAAACTCTAAGACTTCTCCACCTTCTAACGTAGACATAATATCAAGCCCAGGCACCGTATATAAATGGGAAGAAATAGTTCTGGCTTTTCCGCCTATAGACTCCAAAGAGCGTTTGGCTATAGAAGGTAGAGACATGACAGGCGAGTTTAATGTCAACACACATAAGCAAAGGTTCTTATGTCCTGAAGGTGATGGGTTTGTAACTAATAGCTTGAACTCATTGATAGCTCATTGGTGTCACCACTACAGCGACAAGGCAGTCAGGATCCAGGTGGATCAGTTGTACGACGAGATTGATACTGACCAGCTACGTGACAACAGCGTCAGGTATATGGAGGCCAGGAAACAAGTAAATAAGTTTATAAAGAGTGCCAGGGAATCTGTAAGGAAGTTTAGAATGGCATCGGCCGAGAGGCCTGTTAATGTAGAGCCTTTATTTGCTGAGATGCCTGATTCACTTGAATGGGATTGGTCTGTGTTGGCTAACACTGAACTGCCTGAGGACTGTCTTCCCGAATACCTGGATGTAGCAGCAACTGAGGTAGGGGAGTGGAATGGCATAGGTAAAGAGCCTGCTGCCCTGTCTGCCATCTTTATGACGTCTGCTCTTTTAACTAAGAATGTTCTAATACACGAAACATACGACAGTCTAACCCATGCATGTAGGCAAGGCTTAATAATAGTCATGGACACAGGAGCCAGTAAGAGTTCCATCTATGAGCACATGAACAAACCATTCTTTGAGTACGAAGACAAACTTAGAGCTGATTGGGAAGCCAACAAGAATGTAAACGAACAGTTGGCTAAAACATACAAAGCTTTACTGACCAAGAATGCTGCAGACTTTATGAAGAAGGCTGATCCTACAGAAGGCGAGATGCTAGAACATGCCAAGCTCCAGGGCAGTATACAAGGTAGAATAGACAAGCTACCTTTGATAGAACCTTCACTGTACAGTACTGATTTAACAGAAGAAGCAGTGTTTAGGAAGATGCACCAGAATGACGGGTCCCTTGCTCTTGTTAGTGATGATGCTCGTAAGGCTATAAACATACTGTTAGGTGACTATAAACAGAGCCAAACAGGTGAGTCTATATACATCAACGGCCTGTCAGGCACTACTATCATACGTGATAGAATGAGCCAAGACAACGAAATGCGTATCAGGTATCCTGCACTTAACGCATTGTTCTTTGTGCAGCCTGATAAAGCATTGGAGCTTAAGAACTCTGAAATGTACGTGCCTTCAGGTCTTGCTGCCAGGATGCCTATGTACTTCTATCCTACTAGCGGGGTGGACATAGTTCGTAAGAGACAACGAAGAGCTATAGACGCAAATAAGATGCAAGCTTACTATGAGCATATGCGTGCTATATGTGTTCGTCGTTTCGATAATCCACTTCACGTGCGATTGGATGATGCTGCTATGATACGAATGAAAGAGCTAGACAATGAGTTTGCTACTCTACTTGAGAGTAAGTGGCAGAATGCTCATAACATAACCAACAAGATGGTGTCTAGTGCTCTTCAATATGCTACTTGCTTTGCTGCTCTTGACGATCAAGGCTTTAAAGACGTGTATGGTGACATAACTACACCTGATGGAGAGTATTGGTTAAGTGTGCGTTACATAAACATGGGCTTCATGTTTGCTAAGTCCCTGTTCGCTCAGTCTATAGCTACTAACAGATCATTAAGTGATGAAGGCATACCTCGTATGGCTCAAACTGTAGTGACTAGACTTGAGAATCTTTATGCCCAGGATAAGATATTTGAAGGCTTCGTTATACAAGGTGACTTTAGAAATAGCCTGTCAGTAGGTGTTCGTAATGATCTACCGTTTATAATGGACTTTCTACTTGAAAAGAAATGGGTGTATACTACTAAGCATGTAGGTGAAAGACGTAAGTTAAACTACGGATTCCCGAACAAGATAGTAGACACCAACGATCTTATATATCATCTAAATGTTAAAGGCATTGAGAAGCGCAAGGGTATGAACCTGGAACACATAGAATCTGGAATGCAAGGAAACTAATATGACTAACGAACTAATAAACATCAACGACCCTGATGTACAGGCTTCGGCCCAGGAACTAAAAGAGTACTTCCTTCAGAATGCCAAGGGCCTAGTACAACAGTATGTAGATGCTGCTATAGGTACAAGTACACTGGCCAGTACAAACTCTGATGCTCGTAAAGAAGTGTGGGACGTACTTAAGAAACTTATACTATCATCCAGCGACAGGCTAGGTGTTGAAATAGATAGTGTAGAGTCTATACTAAGGGCAGTGTCACAAGGTAAGTGTACGTTTGAAGAAGGCGAGAAGCTACTTGACTTGTTTAAGAAGGCAAAAGAAATATCAACTATGGGTAAGTTACCAGCAGGTGGAAAGGGTGCCTTAGAGGGTGGATTAAATATAAGCATATCAACTGGAGGCGGGGCTGCTCAGCCTATAACTATTGCGCCTGCTGGAGATGCACTAGAACATGGCTAAGCGTATAAATGTTAGGGCCAAAGGAGCAAACGGGGAAAGAGAGGCAGGTAAATGGTTGGCTGCTGCTTTCAAGCTAAGTAAGGTGCCTGAACGAAACCTGGAACAGGTCAGAAGTGGAGGTCACGACTTGAATGGTTTTCCACCCTTCTGCATAGAGGTAAAGAGGTGCGAGACCTTGAGCAAGAAAGACTGGTGGTTACAGGTCACTAAAGCTGCTAGAGAAAACAGTGAAGGCTATGTACTACCAGTAGTCATGTATAGACAGTCTAACCAGCCGTGGAGGTTCCTTATCTCAGCCAAATACATTGGTGCCAGGAATGGATTTGTGGAACTAGAGGAGCGAGTATTCAAGATGTGGGTTGAAACAGTTTTACAGAGATTATCGGATAAATCAGAATGATAATGAATATGATATTAGAATCAATCCTGTGGTACCTGAGGTCCTCCAGGTTGAACGATCTATTTCTAATCATATCATCATATCAGAAAATATATAAAATCGAAAGTCTCGACTTATAAAAATCAATAAAAAGGCCCAACCGAAATGGAAGGGCCTTTGCAGTATTTGCAGGTTAAGGTTAGTGACCGCTTCGCTTCATTGGCACGAACACACTATTAACTTGCTTGTCCTGGCTAAACTCTCCAGCACGTGCCGCTGTAATGTGTACAGTGTATATGTGACCTCCAGGCACCGTAGTTACGTCCAGGTTCTTGGTAATTAACTTAGTCTTAAACATAGGTAGGTTGTAAAACTCTGTTTCAGTGACTGATACCTTGTCCACTTCCTTACGTGGCTGTACAGGGTATTCCACCTCCTCCTCATCCACGGGGCAGTCGTCCTTGCTTGTAACTACCAGGTGCTCATCAATCCAGGCTATAAAGTCCTTTAGCACTATTGTGGCAGGTACCATGTAGTCAGCCTTTAAACTATTGGCAAAGTAGCTATCGTTGTATGTCATACTCATACCCCCATGATAGCCGTTAGCGTTGTACAGGTTGTGCACCTTTACTCTTAGCTTTTCTAGGTCATAGTCAGTTCGGATAAGTCTGAACAAACTCATGTACTTTTTAGGCATGTTGCGAAGTGCTTCATCGTTTACATTTAGCATAGTGGTATTTTCCTTAGTCGTCGTACGTTAGAAGGTGTTACTGGAACTTTAGTAAAGGTTCCTGAGTATATACATGTTTTGCCGTTACGGGCGTCCACATGTATTATAAACCCATCGCCTGTTACTCTTAGCAGGATTATTTTACCTGACAAGTTGTAGAAGTGACGCTCAACAGCTGCCTTACCTGTCAGGCCAAACACTGTAGCGTAGGTTGTAGTCCTAAGTTTTACAAGCAGAGTTTGCTGCCTGTTATATTTAAGAGAGTATATCATAGTTAGCCCTCCTCAGTTGGTGATGTATTGGGCGTATGTATATATATATACTCCTTATTGAGTAAGCCACGCTCATTGCCCCATACGTTTCTGTCGTAGTAACGATGGTGATTCGGAGAGGTGCCAAGCAGCTGGTGCAGCCTGGCTATCTCAAGATTTGCCTGATTAAGCTTGGACTGTAGCAGCTGTATTACGTCCGTGTTACTCTTGTGTAGTTCTTCCCATTCTAAGCTGTCCACCCGCCACTGACTTACCTCACGTTCTAACTTAGCTCGAGCCGTCTGGGCCTGGCGTGTTATGGCAAAGAAGTTTAGTTCCTGCGCGTCTTCAATCATTTCATAGTTCCTACTTTAAATGCTTCAATTATGTCTGTTACAGCGAAGTATAAACAGACTCCTATTACTACTACTAACAATGCTAGCCCTATTCCTGCTAATTTTTGTTTAAGCACTTTTACGCTCCTCTTCTAAAAGGTGTTTAGCTGAGGTACCTTTGACTATACGAAAGTCCTTATGAGTACCTTCAAAGTCACTTGCTCGTGCCATAGCATAGTCAACATTAACACTGCCAGCTAGTACTTCTTCTACCCTGCGGTATCCGCCTGGCTTCTGTTTCTTGGCTACACCTACTAGGAAGTACTTAGTAGCCATGTTGTTAACTATTGATACTACGAAACGATTGTTAGGCATGTTAAAATCCATTGTATATCTCCTGATATTAGTTGAGTTAAAGTGAGTCAGTATGACTCTCAATGCAGACTGTACATAGGCACAGACTGCATTAGGAGGTTACTTGGCTACATATATCATGTGAGGTGCAGGCTTATCACTTCTGCCCCAGGCTGTTCCTTCCAGGCCTACACTGTCGTCTACAAACGCATCACGCGCATTGTCGTATATCAGCAGAGTATGACAGCCTTCGTCGTCAGTGCCTGTGCTCCATAGGTAAGTGTCAGTCCATGCATGGCCATTGTACACCCACACAACAACAAACTGCTTATCGTACCCAGGTTCAGGTATTGAGTTTAACATGTCAAATGAGCTCATAAGCAGTATGGCTTTAGCACCAACAACTGGGTTAACTGGGCTTGTGTTAGGTACTTCGTTTTCTTTGGTCATAGTATTATCCTATTAAGTTAAAGACGTAGCTTACGAAGCTACTTAGGTAGTTTGAGAAGCCTTGTAGAAAAGGCCACCCAGTAAATTCAGCTGCAGCAGCGATGGTGGACAAGAAGCACAGTATGAGAAACGACAAAAATATAATAAGTATAGTTATCATGAACATACCTGAAATGAATGCACTAGCTCGTGCTCGATACGCTTCGTCACTCTCAGCAGGCTGCTGGCCTTGGTACCACTTGTACAGTGGCTGTCCTGGTTTATCACTCATCGTCGTCCACCCTGGCAAACACAAGGTCCGCCATGTAGTCCTGGTTTATAAGATACCGTGTATCATCACCTTCAATTTTAGATACAAAGCCTTTCTCCAGAGCCAGGGCCAATATTTCATCAGCACCAAGCTCGAAGTTAAAGGTCGGCGCGTATTGCATGAATAGACCGTGCGCTGTTATGTGTGTGGCAGGTTTGCCAGGTTTTTCAGTACTCATATTATCCACCTCCTGGTGGTTGGTTGGTTGAAAAGTAATATTAAGTAATGGCCCAGTGTGCCTAGGCCATTAGGTTAATGTCACTCGGTTACTATGATTTAAACTCAAACTCCATGTTTAAGTTCAAGCCTTCTCGCACTGCCATGAGCCCGAGTTCAGTAGGCCACAATTCAATGTCACAGCAGTCGTGTAAGTGTTGAAGCTCACGTATAATGTGGTGCAACTCTACAGGGTACAACTCCGCTAGTTGTGAGTGCTTGGTGTCATTCAGTATTGAGCCACCCAGTCTACCCTCCATACTAGGTTGATACAACTCATCAGGTATTAAACACCCGAAGGCACACTGAGTATTGTCTGTGCCACGGTACAAGCAGCCTGAGGTGAGATTTGTGTTGGCTATTGAAGCGCCTTCAGGGTACGTACCCATGGATCTACACTTCTGAGTTAGAAGGTGGGTAGCTACTTTGTCAAATAGCTGTTGTTTGGTAATTGTCATACTATACTACTCCTGTTGTTACTGGGTTGAAATGATGATAGTTATCATCTGTACACTCTCTGATCGGCTAGGGCCAGGACCAGAGAGTGTAAGGTTGACAACTTAACTAACTAGGCAAACACATTACCAACGTCAACTCCGTACTCAGTGGCATGCTTTTCTAGCATGTCGTAGGGTAAGTCACAGAACTGAGATAGTAACATCAAGTACACCCCCACAAACACCGGGCCATGATTCATCATAGGTCCCCAGTCTTCTCCACGAAGAGCAGCAAGGTAGCAGGCAGCTGCATGTGCTGTCTCGTGGGTTACGACCTGGGTAGTATGCGCCCATTCCTTAACACCGGGTAACGTTATAGAGTTATCCCCGAGCATAGCCAAAGAGGCATGGCGTCCAGGTTCGAACCAGGAATACAGATCATGAGTAGTCCCGGCTAGGTCCGCATCAAGCGAACATGATAAGGTGGAATGGTTGGGCTCGTTATCCAGGTTAACCTGGTTAAACAGCTTGGCCACATTTCCATGATGAGTTATCTTGTCCGAGTAGATCGGGCTAGTGTAGTAAGCCCTGGACTTAAGCCTGGGCCTAAACTCAATGGTTGGGTGCATCCACAGTGGTATGTCAAAGGAATTCAACATCTGTGTTACTGCACTCGGTATGATTGACTTAGGAAGTGGATCAAACATTAACAACCCATCTTCCTGGTCGTAGTCACTTAGTAACTGTTTGAGCTCCGGAGAGTTCTCCCAGTTATAAAGCTTTCTGATTTGATAATCTCGTACTAGAGACATTTTGCTATACTCCTGTATTGATACTAGGTTTTTGAAAAATTTGGGCCTATCCATGACCACGCTTATTGAATGAGACTTTGTAATGACTGATTCAATATCTTGATAATATATCATTATTTCGACTTTGTCAAGAACTATTTCAACAAAGTTTTTTAGTAGCTAGGTGCTAAATCTAAATTATATAATGATCTATTAGTTGATGACTAAGCCTAATGCAGGGCTAGAAGTGCTAAAATAACGAGGCTTTTATAAAATTTTATAGAAAATTAGATAATTTATCTTATGCATCTGAGAATATATATATATATATATATAATTAATTTATTTCATATGATAAATGATCTAAATTATTATAAGCCCATCTACAGGCCTTTTATCCCAGATATAGATTTTTAGACAAGTTAGATTTAGACTTTAGATAATATAGATAAATCTATAAATACTATAGCCCTACGACTTGGTCATTTTGCTGCATTAAATTTTAAAAGAACAGGAATTAATAAACTTTCGTCTATTCGACTGAGCCCTGGAGTCCAGGACTCAGTAGGATAGATTGGCCATCCTTGGCCAAGGTGGATTAAGCTTCCTCGTGGACTAAGTTCGCGAGCTTGCTCATCATGTCATAGAAGTACTTTGAGTACTTTTCAACATCTTTGACTTCGTCTGTTATCAAGTCTTCGAACTCAGCTTGAGTTAGATACTTATTTTCAGCAAAAGCCGCTACTACTTTCTCTCTCCAGCCGTCACCTTTAGCTCGGCCGAATTTCAACTCTGCATCCTTTAAAACTTTTGGAACTTTAGAGAAAGCGCAGCCCTCAGCCATTAAGCTTGAAGCTATATCATTCTTGCTAGAACCTTCGTTGAAAAGAGATTGAGCTAATACTACTAGGTCTTCATGTTTCATGTTTGATACTCCTGTTTAAATTATAAAAGATCGACCGAACCGAGAAAGTTTTTCTTGATTCGATGGAGCTATAATAACAGAAATAAATCATCTGTCAATAACTTTTTTGAAAATAATTGAAAAAAGTTGAAAATAAATTTTTTTCTTTTTTTTGAAAAGAAGAAGCGCGCGTGCGCGTGCGTGCGTCGTACGCGTTACGTGCGTTGTGCGTACGCGTGTGCACGTGTGTGCACCTGCATACGTGCACCTGCATACGTGTACGTGTGTGCGTGTGCGTACGTACACGTACGTGTGTGCGTGCGTACGTGTGTGTGCACGTGTGCGTACGTGCGTGCGCACCTGCATACGCGCGCGCTCGTGCTCGCGTGCGTGCCCGCGCCCCTGGGCGTGCGTGCGTACCCGGCCGAGCGCGCGCCACGCGTCACCCGCGGCCGTACGCGCGTGTCGTACGTGCGCGTGCGTGCGCGTGCGTATACGCGTGTGCGTGCACGACGCGCGTACGTAGGCGTGCCGGGGGAAAAACGAAAATGTCGATCATATCATAATGACCAAAAATGTGTTTGTGGCTTTTTTACACTGTATTCGTGTGTACACCCCTGCGATTTAAAATCATAATATTATCTTCATATTATTTCAAGTTACTGTCGCTATGCCTATTGACTTTATATTATACATAGTGTATCATTATATGCATCGTGAAAGATCGATCAGCATAGCAATCTATCTAATTGATCTATAAACTTAGCTACTCTAAAAGGCCTTATATCACATAGCACCAGCTACCAAGCTAACGCTACCCTGACATACTATGGATTACTTTAACTTAACAAAACAGGATCTACAGCAACTGTTGCCTTACCAAAGGGTAATGTACGATGCTGCCAATAATCCTGTTACGTTACCATATATGCCTAAGGCACGTAGAGCAGGCAAGGGCGAACTTCGTGTAACCTTAATGGACAGACAAGCTTATGAACTAATGCAGACAGAAGCAGGACTGGATAACGATGAACTTATCTAGTACCAATACGCTACACCCTGACCACACAGCAGAGTATGCGCCTCTGCTCCAGTACACCTTGTGTTTTAACCCAGCTGACTCAGCTACTCCAAATAGTCCACTGGTTGTGTCTGGCCAGGCTCCAGGTACTTCACCACTGGAGGTGGATACTAAAGGTTTTTCTCGTGTTCCCCTTGAAGTATCCACACCAACCGTTAATGAAGCTAATCTTGCAGGTACTGCCGTAGATAAGGTTCCTCCTATCCCTGAAACTACGCAAAACCATTTCACCAAAGCATCTTTAACGGATACAGACACCCCTCACGGGGTTGACGATTTACCCGATTCTTTCCCTGAATCTCCTCCGGCGACTATGAAAGCTACGTCGTCACTTAAGTCTGAAGCTAATGTATTGAGACTACCATACGGGCTAGACCTTCGGGACTATCAACAGCCCGTATGGGACTATTTTATGCAGGATAAGCCAGGCTTAAGAGGCCAGACTATATGGCCTAGGCGGAATGGAAAGGACTTAGTTGCATTGAATATCCTTATAGCTAAGGCTATTCAACGAGTTGGCTTATACTTGTATATAGGTCCGCTACACACCCAAACGAGGCAGATAGTCTGGTTGGGTGGTACAAATGAAGGTAGGAAGTTCTTAGACTTCTTCCCTCAGCAGTTAGTGGCTGCTAAAAGAAACAGCCAAATGGAGATTGACTTAGTCAATGGTTCCATGGTTAAAGCTGTAGGCAGTGATCAGTATGATAGTTTAATGGGCCTTAATGTTATGGGTGCTATCTTCACTGAGTACTCTCTACAGCGTCCAGAAGCTTGGGACTATATTCGTCCTATGATGGCGGCTAATGGTGGATGGGCACTGTTTAACGGTACACCTCGTGGTATGAATCACATGTACGTTATGAGTGTAATGGCTCAGAAAAACCCTAAGTGGTTCTATCAATATCTTACTAGAGACGATACAGGCTATCCTACTCTAGAGGCTATTGAAGAAGATCGTAGGGCTGGCATGAGAGAGTCTCTTATAGAGCAGGAGTACTATTGTTCCTGGACTGCTTCTACAGAAGAAGCTTTCATACCTCTTGACATTGTGGCACCAACTACTAAGCCTGATGCTGTCCTGTCACGTAAAGCTTATGAGCATGCACCTAGAATACTAGGTTGTGACGTTGCATACGCTGTCAAAGGTGATAAAGCGGTTATATCTTACAGACAAGGTAGAAAAGTTCATTGGCTTAGAGGTTATCAGGGAATGGATAATATGGCCTTTGCTGATGAAATTGTGCGTTATATTAAAGTCGTTAGACCTCATGCAGTACGTATTGATGCTGGTCGAGGTGAAGGTGTTATTAGTAGACTATATCAGCTAGGTTACAGCCATCTGGTAGAGGGAGTTCACTTCAATGGTAAGGTATACAAAGAAGGTATAGCTGACATGAAGGCTCTCATGTGGATAAGGATGCTAGAATGGTTTAAAGATACCAACATTCCTGACTTGTCGGGTATAGCTGAGCATCCCGAGACTAACGAGCTTGACGTTGTTGAACAACTAGTTACTGAACTTACTACTCCTAACATGATACGTGACGAAAAGAACCGTGTCAGAGTGGAACCTAAGTCTTCACTTAAGAATAGAGGCCATAGGTCTCCAGATTTCGCTGAAGCTTTAGGCTTAACATTCTCGGAAGAAGACGAGAACATTCAAACTGATGGAGCTCTTTCACAAGAGTTGATAGACTTAGGTGTTACTGCAGAAATGCTGGAACTAGCTCAAGCAAGTAAGGCTGCTGAAAGCTACAATCCTTTAACATACATGCAAGACTTAGAGTCTGGTCAGTCATACGATAACAATGGTGCATTCGAGTCACGATATGGATTCAACTAAACACTACAACGCGTTAATAGACAAGCTAATTTCTACTGGCTTGTGTAACTGTTACTTGATAATGCCTATGAAGGCTATACCTCAAGAAAGAGTACTTGACTATTTTACTGACTTGCATAACGCAGACCTGTTACATGACAGATTTGCTGACAGCGAGTTGGCTGACGGTCCTACTATTCAAGACACATTGGGACTTGTAGACAGTCCAACTAACTTTGCAGTCGTGGATATAGTATCTAAAGAAATTGTTGCTGAATTTATGCTAAGCAACTTCGTAGGTAAGGCAGCTCAAATACACTTTAGCTTACAGCCTGGCTTGTCTTTTGTTGAAAAAGTAGAAATAGGTACTGAAGTAACTAACCAAATACTACTTAACTGGAAAGATGTTAGCAGATTACCTGAAAGCTATATTGACACTTTATACGGGTTAAGCCCTGTAACTAATAGGCCTTCATGCATATACGTACGTAAGCTAGGCTTTGAAAGATTAGGTATATTACCGAACAGCGCTGCGTATAAAGGCAGCATCGTGGATTCACTAGTAACTACAAAGGTAGCTTCAAATGGGTAAAGGTTCTAAACAACAGGCCGCTCCTGTATTACCAGACCAGCCGATAGGTCCTTCTTATATAGTCCCTGACTTTAAATTTGACATGCCTGACTTTTCTGCAGACTTTGCTGCGTCTCAGGCTGCATCTCAAGCTGCTGCAGATAAAGCTGCGGCTAAAGCTGAAAAGGCTGCACAGCGAAGAGAGCGTGATGACTTGTACAGTGGGTACTTGGATGCTGCAAGTTCTGCTACAGACCACATAAACAGCTTAATATCTCAGGAACAGTCGAATGCAGACTTACTAGGTATTGACTACAAGATTGATGAAGCTAGTAAGTCTACTAGAATCAGTAACTATTTTGCAACTATATGGAACGACGGTGATCAACAGAGACTTGAAGGCTTATTTAAGAAAGCAGGAAAACCAAAAGGTTTCGATGGCTTCGCAATTACGGCAGGAGATGCTTCTGCGGCTGATGGGAAGCCTAATAAAACTGCTGATAAAACGGTGTCTACATCCGGAACCAAAAAACGAACAGGCTCCATTGTAGGCGATGAAGAGGAAACTCTTGCAACTAGTTCTTTATTAGGTCAGTAATTATGGGTAAAGGATCAAGCGCACCAGCACCGCCTCCTGTAGACACTACAGCAGACGACATGGCTATGCAAAACATGATGAATGCTATGACTCAAATGATGGGCCAGTCTCTGACTGCCATAAGTAGTGCTCAACAAGGTATGATGCAGACTATGGCCAGTAACACTCCTCTTCCTACTATTATAGAGGAACAGGAAATAGACTGGACTGATAGAGCCAATCAGCTACGTAATAAAGCTTCAGCAGATTACCAGAAAGATTTAAGACAGAAACATGGCAGAAGTGACACAGTTTTGACTTCCCCACTACTGGACTTTGAGTCTGCTGAAGTTACATCTTCTCTATTGACAGGCGAATAATGACTAATTTTGCAGATAAATACAGCGTAGAAAAAGTCCTACAGATACATCAGGACTTACGCAACGATCGCTCCGAATGGGAGGCCGAATGGCGTAAGATCAGTGACTGGTTGCTTCCAGGACGCGGTATTTACCAAACTTATACTAAGCCTCCTAAACGAAAGCTTACTAATAAGAACATTATTAACCCAGCTGGGGAAGATGCTCTAAATGTATTGGTATCTGGGCTGTATGGCCGTATGTCGTCTCCTAGCATGCCTTGGTTTAAGTTCACATGGCCTGCTCATTTGCAAGGTATAGAACCATTAGTAGCATGGCTGCAAGAAAGTCAAAAATTAACTAATGCAGGTATGTTATCTAGCGGCTATTACTCTGTTCTTGAGGGCTTTTACACAGAATTTTGCGGATATGGTACAGCTTCTGACTACACTGGTAGTGATTCAGACGATCCTCTTATCCCTTTTAACTTTGAGCTCCTAACTGCAGGCGAGTATTGCTTCGCTAAGACCAAGGCTGGTGCTACTGATTCATTCATTCGTACGTTGTTCATGTCTCAGAAACAGCTGGTTGACGAATTCGGTGCTGATAAAGTAAGCGATTCTACTAAAAAGGCTGTAAATGAAAACATAGCAGGCATACATAAGGTAGACAGAGCAGTAATAGAGTTAACTGTTAAAGACACTTACAAAGACAAACCTTATGGTAGAGTATTTTACGAAGTCACGGGTGCTGATAGCGCTAATCGTTCCCCTAGGCTACACTCTGTGCCTTTACGTACAGACGGTTTTTACGAATGTCCGTACACTGTTTCCACTTGGGGAAAGATTGGACAAGATACCTACGGTGTAGGTCTTGGTTCCAGGTCTATACCTGACATACGACGATTACAGGAAATGGAGAAGGCTTTCTTGATGGCTACACATAAGTCTATTGAGCCACCTTTGAATGCACCTGCTAAAATGAAGGGCAAACTTAACTCACTTCCTGGAGCTAAGAACTATTACGCTAATCCTGCGGAAGTTGTTACACCTTTGTACAATGTTAATTTTGACTTCTCAGGTGTAAGTGCTGCAGTTCAAAGGGTAGAAGAACGTATTCAACGAAACTTCTTTAATGAAGTGTTCTTGACTGCTTCTAGAGACCCTAATGCTTCACCTCTTAAGGCAGCCCAGGTACACAACACTCAATCTGAGCAGATGTATAGGCTAGCTCCTGTAGTTGAGAAGCTCTATATGGAAAAATTTACTCCACAGCTTAAACGATGCTTTAACATAATGCTTCGTAAAGGCATGTTTCCACCATTAGATCCTGCTCTTGCTGAGCTGGCTGAAGACTTCAGTGTAACATTAGTAAGCCCACTGGCTACTTCCTTACTCACGTTGCAAGGTCAGAATACAGACAAGTTCATGAGTTACGTTGGAGCTATGGCACAGTTTGATCCTGAGGCTATTGACAATGTAAACATAGATGAGTCTATAGCTGAAAGAGCCCGTATAGAAGGGGTGGACTATGGGGTGTTACGTAAGTCTGACGACCGCGATGCCATACGAAAGAACAGAGCTGCTATGCAACAGGAACAAGCTCGTAAAGAAGAAGGTATGCAAGCGTTAGAACGTGGAGGTGTTATCAACAACCAGGACGCTAACACTAAAAAATTAAATGCAGAGTCTGGTGCTATATTGGCAGAGACGTTTGCAACAGCTAATACGTTACCAATATGACACCTGAAGAAAGAGAAGAGTTAGCTCTTCATGAAAACTATAGGGACTGCCTAAAGAGCGGTTCTGCTTCTGCGGTGTTATGGGACATCCTAAGCATGTGCGGTATTTACGACACAATGTATGGTACCGAAAACGCGCAACTTAATAGGCAACTAGGTCGACGTGAAATCGGCTTAGAAATACTGGCTAAGCTAGAGGACGTAGATCCTACAGCTTATCCTACAATGGTAATAAAACATATAAAGGACAACACTGATGACTGATATACAAGAAAATACTGACGACACTCCTGCTACTGACGCTACTACTGACGCTGCTGCTACTGACGCTGCTGCTACAGATGTAAACGCAGCAGCAGCAGACACTGATTCTAAGACAGCAGACGCTGATGCGGCTACTGACAAAGATACTTCGGAGGCCCCCGCCGATCAAGACGCAGCGGCTACAGACGATTCGGCCCCACAGCCGGATGAACGTGTGGTACCTGCGGTTGATGACTATACCCTACCGGAAGGCATGCCTAAACATATTGCCGAATTTGCACACAAGAACGATATGACTCAAGCTCAACTTGACAACACTCTTAAGACGTTTGCAGGTATTACTGCTGCGGCTGGGGAGAGTGAGAAAGTAATGCTACGACAGCAGGGTGAGGCTCATGTTAAATCTTGGGGCGAAGAAGGCGGTTACAAAATGGCATTAGCAAAACAGGCTTTAGCTCTTAATGACCCTGACGGGAATCTAAAAGCTTTGCTTGACAGTACTGAGTACGGAAGCCACCCAGCTGTGCTGGACTTCTTTGTTTCTTTAGGTAACGACCTAAAGGAAGGCGGCTTTATAAAGGGATCGGCTTATACCAATCCTGCTAAACATACCGCTGCTCAAAAAATGTTTGGCAATTCACATCCTAGTAAATCTAACTGAGGTAATTTTAAATGGCTTATACCCCATATAACGGCGGGGAACTGCCGAATCTGATCAACGTTACTAAACGACTTGATCCAGATGGTTCCATCGCTTCTATTGCAGAACTGTTGACACAGGCTAACCCTATTATGGAGGACATTCCTCTTGTAGAAGGTAACTTGCCTACTGGTCACCGTACTACAATTCGATCGGATACTCCTACACCTACCTGGCGCAAGCTGAACTATGGTGTACGTCCTACGAAAAGTACTACCTCTCAGGTAGACGACAGCATCGGTATGCTGGAAGACTTTGCAGAGGTTGATAAAGACCTTGCAATGTTGAATGGCAACACTGCTGAGTTTCGTATGTCAGAAGACAAGCCTCATATTGAAGGCATGTCTAACACCATGGCGTCTACTCTGTTCTATGGCGATACTGATACAAACCCTGAGCGTTTCTTAGGTCTTGCTCCTCGCTATGACACCCTGGCCTTGGCTACAAAGCCTAGTGCAGTACAGCCGTCCACCACTTACTTACCTAATGTAATTGATTTTGGCGGTTCTGCAGGCGACATGACAAGCTTATGGTACATTGTTTGGGGCGAAGACACAGTACATGGAATCTTTCCTAAAGGTTCTACTGCTGGCTTACAGATGAACGATCTTGGTGAAGTAACCCTTACTGATAACGATGGCGGCCGCTTCCGTGGTTTCCAATCCCATTACCAATGGAAAATGGGCATGTGTATCCGTGATTGGCGCTACATTGTTCGTGTAGCTAATATCGACCTGGCTCAGCTTGATGACGCTACTCACCAGAAACAGCTGTATGCTAGCATGATTAAAGCAATGCACGCTGTTCCTGCAGGTGGTCGTGGTCGTGGTGTGTTCTATTGCGGAGCTGCTGTTGCGGCTATGCTGGATCTTGCTGCTGTCGAGAAGACAAACGCCGCTCTTGGCATGACTGAAGTATTCGGTCAACAAATAATGTCCTTCCGAGGACGCCCTATACGCTCTTGTGATGGTATCCTAGAAACCGAAGCTCGAATCGTTTAATCTAACGGAGATATATAATGTTGTTAGACAAAGACACTCTATGGGCTGATTCGTTAGCCCATAACGGAACTCCAACAACCCTGAACCTGGGTAATGCTAAATCCGGACCTGGACAACCGATCAAATGCTTCATTAGTGTTGAAGCAGCTCTGACAGGTTGTACTGGTGCTATATTTTTGCATGACGCCGATGGTGACGCCGATGAGCCTTTAATGACTCTTGACGAATCCATTTTCGCAGCTGTTGGCACTTATGAGTTTTACCTTCCTGCTTCTTGTAAGCAGTATGTGGTTATCGACCTCGAAGGTACTACTTCGGCTGGCGTTTACTCCGCTGGTATTGTATCAGACGTTCAGACTAACGTCTAAGTAAAAAACTGAGTGCCTTGTAATGAGGCACTCAACTACTTTGGAATAATACGATGAATAAATATGCATGTGTTAGAGACTGCCAGATTCGATTGTCTGCCAAGTCCAGCATACGTTATATCCTGGCTGATGAAGTTGTTACAGCTGAGGAGAACCCTAATGAACGCTGCTTTAGACTAATAGGCGCTGAAGAAGTAAACTTCGGTGCAGCTAAAGAAGAAGAGTTAATGTCGTCTAAGTGGCGAGCTAGCGACCTTGTTAAGTTTGCGTCTGAAACATATTCTATTGACATAAAATATGATGACAAGACGTCCAAGTCAGAACTAGTTGCTGCTCTGTTGGATGCTAGATTTAGACATGTAGACTCCACGCATATCCCTACCTCTTAATAGGTAATAGCAAATGGCTTATTCAAAAGTTAGTATTAGTAACATGTCCCTAGCATACTTCGGTGTTGATAGTATAAGAGCCATGGATGAAGACAATAAACGAGCACGTCTATGCTCTGTATTCTTTGATCCACTACGGGACTTACTTCTACAACGATTTGATTGGCCATTTGCACGTGGCTTCATAAGACTTCAGCAACTTGCTGAAGACTTTAACTACCCTGATAATGTGTCAGTGTATCAAGTGCCTAATGACTGTGCAGCCTCTCGTGACATATGGCCTCGTGGCGGCAGAGACGACTGGGAAGTTGTAGGTAACACAATACACTGTAGGCTAGACGCTGTTTACTTGTACTACACTAAACAGATTCAAAATCCTGCATTGTTTTCACATGGGTTTGTTCATATACTAGCCATGTTAATGGCTACCAAAATAGGTATGCCTCTTACAGCAGACGCCCAGGCAGTAGCCGGCATAACTAGAGAGCTACCGTTCGAGATGAACAACGTGCTTGAGTCTGAAATGAACATGGGTAACGTGTACAAGGCATACAATGACGATCCTAACAAAGACACGTTTGTAAATCCAGATGAAATACTAGGATTTGTAGACACAGTGGTTAGAGTGTAATGGCTATACATAGACTTAAACATTCGTTTACAGCCGGGGAGCTACACCCGTTAATGGACGCTCGTGTAGATTTTGCACGATATAATAACGGCTGTAAAATACTACTTAACATGCAGAGCACTGTACAAGGCCCTGTTACACGTAGAAATGGCTTTAAGTTTATATATGACTTAACATCCCTAGGTCTTGACATTGCAGACCCTAGGGTACGAATTATACCGTTTGTATTTAATGAGTTACAAGCGTATACTCTTATATTCTTTATGCACACGGACGGTGATACACGTATGGTTATAGCTACTCAGGAAGGTCTTGTTGTTCATCCAGACCCTGTAGATACCTACTGCCCACCTGATCCTTACACTGTAGCTTACACAGGCTTAGCTGCATACAATATACCTATTGATATAGCTGCAGCAGGCGACGTTGTAGTTAAGCATACAGCTTCAGATGGTACTGAGACAGACTTAACATTAACTACACATTACACTGTAGTAATTAACACTGATCCTACGGCTGACGTTATAACAGTTACATCAGGCCCTAGTTCATCAGACGGCACCTTAGACTTCTATCTAGTAAACCAAGCGTCTCCCGGTGACGTAGTTACATTAGTGCTGCCAGCTACATGGGACATAGATATATTCGATTGGGCTCAGTCTGCTGATGAAATGTACATAGCTCAGTCAGGCCTTACACCGTACGCTATTAAAAGATACGGTCATGCTTGCTGGTCTCTTAACGAATTAGGCTTCACAGATGCTCCGTCTGTATGGTCCTCAGATAATGGATGGCCTGAAAGGCTGTCTTTTCACCAGCAGAGGCTGGCTTACGGTGCGTCCACAGTAAGTAGACAAACAGTGTGGATGTCTAAAGCCGGAGACTTTCTAGACTTCGGTGTAAGTGCTCCTTTAGTTGATGCAGACAGTGTGTCATTTACACTTGACTCTGGAACTCAGAACAAAATAGCATGGATGGCTTCTCGTAAAGCCCTTAACGTAGGTACTATAGGCAATGAGTGGACAGTATCAGGTAACAACCAAGCTGCCTTAACTCCATCTAATATATGGTCACAGCCACAGACTAAGATAGGTGGAGCATTTCTTAAGCCTTTAGTTGTAGCTAATGCTACTATATTTATAGACAGACATAACAGAACAGTGTATGAGTTTGTATACGACTATAACCAGGACAGCTTTACTACGTCTGATGTAACTATACTGGCACCTCACTTAACTGAACTTTATAACATAACTGACTGGTCCTATAAAGATACTCCAGACAAAACAGTGTACGCTACTAGATCAGACGGCATTATATTAGGCTTAACGTATCAACGTCAACATGAAGTAGTAGCTTGGCATAGGCTAGTAACTGATGGTAAGTTTAAAAAACTAACTACAATTCCTGGTGATAGAGAGGACGAGTTATGGACAATAGTAAATAGAACAATAGATGGTGTAGAAAAATACTACTTGGAGAAAATGGCTCCTAACGCTTATACTGAAGTAGCTAGTGACTATAAGTTTTTTGATAGTTACTTAGAGTATAGTGGAACAGCTACTTCTACTATAACAGGTCTAGACCACTTGGAAGCAAAGACTGTTAAAGTAACTGCAGGTGGAGCAGTACACCCTGACCGAGTAGTTACTTCAGGCGAAATAGAACTAAACGCTGAATATACTGACGTTACAATTGGGTTAGGCTTTACCTCAGAAGTATGGCCTAATCTTGCTGAAGTACCGCAAGATGATGGCGCAGGCTTCGGTAGAATGCAACGCTTGGTTAAAGTGTATTTAAGTTTGTACAGAAGTCTAGGCTGTATAATAGGTAGAGTAGACGAAGAAGGTAATGAAGTTACGGAAGAAATTCCGTTCAGGGTACCTGCTAACTTGACAGGTCAGTCGCCTCCTTTGTTTACAGGTATTAAAAACATAGACTTTCTGGAAGGCGCTGACAGAGATTACAAATACTTTATACGACAGACTTCACAGTTACCGTTAACTGTTAGGTCTGTAACTGACATAGTGGAGATAACCAAATGAGTGCAGCTACTTCAGGCTTCGTTTCGGGAGCAGCCCAGGGCGCAGCTACAGGCGCTTCCATAGGTGGCCCTTGGGGAGCTCTTATAGGAGGTGTCGCAGGCGGCGTTTTAGGCCTTGTTGGAGGCAGTGCACAAGACGCTGAGCAAGCAAACAGAGAAGCATGGGCAGCTTATAATAACCAGATGTCTTATAGAACTACTATGAGAAACCTGGAAGCGTCCATGGCCATAACAGACATGAACGTTAACGCTAGAATGGCTGCAGCTCGTATGGACGCTAACAGCCAAATAGCTGTAGCAGAATACAACATGTCGCTTATAGCTACCACTACAGACTATAACAACTCACTGTTGGCTGCTGACTTACGTCGAGTATGGAAAGCAAGCGATCTTGAATTGGAGCAGCTGGAAATGTATGCTGCCCGAGAAAGAGGCAGTATAGAGGCTAACCAAGCAGCGTCTGGAACAGTAATGGGTGAAGGCTCAAATGCTGACGTCATAATAGACCAAAAAACTTTAAGAGCTATGGACGCTGCTATAATACAGCACAACGCTGACATAGCTACAGCAGACATACTCAACTCCATGGCCAAAAGCACTTGGGAAGGTCAAAGAGCTATAGAGCAAACAGCCTTTAATGGTAAGATGGGAGCTCTCAGAAGTTTCTCTGATGCTGCTATAAGTTCATCGGTAGAAGTAGCTCAAGCAGGCATAGGCAATGTTGCAGGCGGCATATCAGCTTTTAGAGCTCTAGAGTCAGGAGAGGCTAACATAGCTCTTGACAGATCACAGTTTGAAACTACAAACACCAACAACATGATTTCTGGGTTGTTCCAAGGAGCTAGCACTGCTGCAGGAACATACTATAATAACAAGGTGCCTGGCTCGGCTACTACAGTACCTAGAGGTTACACTAATCTAAACAATGGACCTATCGTCAGAGGACGTGGCGCAGGCTCCTCACTATTGACTAGCCCATAATATGCCAAACTATAAACTATCAAGTACTCCACTTAGTACAGGCAACGCTTCTAGGGGCGGCAGTTTAAATACGTCTCTACTTGGTGCAGGCTCCAGCGTTAGTGTTATGCAGGGGCTTGGCGGAGGCGTCAACCCGAACGTAGCAGCTATACGTCACACGCCTACTAACGTGCCTGTTGTAAATGAAGACATAACTTCTAAAAGCTTTCAAAGCTTTATGGCTGTAACTGCTGATGCTGCTTTTAGGTATCAGGACAGAGAGAGCACTTACAAAGCAAATGAGGCTAGACTAGCGTTTTCAGACCAGCTTAACAGCTTGTACAATGGCACCGAAAACGACGATGGATCGTTCTCACAAGGCTACAGTTCAAGCAGTGGGGCTCTTGCTATTGATGGTTACTCCGGGTTCGAATCCAGGGTTAATGAAGCTTTTGACAATATTATAGAAGGCCTTGAGCCTAGAGTAAAGCAGAAGGCTATGGTAGCCATGTATGGCGCCAAGAGCACCATAATGGGTAAGGCTGCTAATCATAAAGCTGGAGCTATGAACGACGCTATAGAGGCTCAAAAGTATGAACTCCAGAAGTCAGCTATGTTAGAAGTAGCTGCCGACCCTATGTCTATTTACACTCCTGATGCTATAACAGGTATGACAGCTAAGGACAGATTTTATAGCCAGTTTAATGACTCTAAAACAGCTGACACTGCTTGGTACAGCTTTATACAGCAGACTGGTGAGACAATGTACCTTAATGAAGTTGTAGCTACAGGTAACATTAGTAAGGCCGTAAAGAAAGCTTCAGCGTTCTATAATGAGATAGGTATGCACGAATTGGCTGCGTCTCCTGTTCATAAGTCTGCACTACAGTCTAATATACAAAGATGGTCTGGAGAAGCAGTAAGAGCCGAGAACTCTAGTAGAGACATAACTATTAAGCTTGAAGATAGAGCTCGTAAGGAAAGACATAGAACTGGTGCACAAACTCTTGTAGTAGCCCAGGTGTCTAATGAGCCTATCAGTAGAGCCGATCTTGCTGTAATGGTACTGTCAGACAACATTAAAGCTTCAGACGCTGAGGCCTACATACGTAGAACCTACGGAGAGGTGGATAACAGATCGACGCCTGAGGCTATAACTAAATGGGAGTCAATTCTTAAAGGCACTGCAGAGAGCGACTTTAAGTCAGGTGACATGGACTTAAAATACCAATTTTACAAAGACCCTGAGCTTAGTAATACAGACGTTCAGTATCTTGCTTTGTTACAACGTGATCTACAAAACCCTGAATATATGAATAAATATAAAAGGGGCTCTGAAACTATAGACACATGGATGACTGACCCTTTCTGGGACACTGGGCTACACGCCCAGACTAAAGGCGTTGCTCGTAATGATGCGTCAAGAGAACTGCATGCCAGACTAAGTAAAGGCGAAGATCTAGACAGGGTGCTAGCAGACATGCAGCCCAGGTACGACGTTATTAAGTTTTCTTTTGACAAACTTCCTAAGATACGTGGTATAAGCTACAAGCCTGAAACTATAGAAGGCATAACTAACGCCCTTGAGATAGTTAGAACTACGTTCAAAGATGACCCTCGTCAGTTGGCTATAGAAGAAGCTAAACTTAACAGGTACATAGCTTGGTTTAAGGAGGCTACAATTAAAAGACTAAACGAAGGTAAGAAACCGTGAGTAATTCTTTAGAAGACATGTCGGTAAATGACTTATACGAAGACCACCGTATAATAGAAAACGATCATGCGTCTACAGGTGCAAGCCTGGATGCAGGTCTAGCAGAATTAAGAGCATTAACAGGAGGCGCTCCTAAGGCAGCACCTTCAGTAGATGAAGGCTTATCCGAAATTACGTCTTTGGACGCACAAGCTACTGCTCAAGACACTGCTGCTATAGGCACATTTAACTCCGCTGTCATAAACCCAGGCGACCCAGACGGCCCTGGACCTGCTGCTGCAGAAGGCCCTGGTGTATGGGGTAAGATAGGAAGTGCTGCTCAATTTCTAGCTGCGCCACTTGCCTCGCTAGGCAGTGCTGCCCTTGCTCCTATAGCCCATGAGTACGAATCTGAAGGTGTACTAGACACAGTTGGTGAAGCTTTTCAAGTATCAGGTAAAGCTTTAATGGACCAGCTGTTCCCTACGTATGGTGAGTCCAAATCGTATGGCAGCGACATATCTAAAAACTTACTTCCAAACGCTTCTCCAGACGTACAAGTAGCTGTAGGAACTACTCTTGAAATGATAGCTGATCCTACCATATCTTTAGGCTTACCTATGTTTAAGGCCATACAGACAGGTTTAAGAACAGCAGCTAGCAGTCGAGCAGCTACAGGCGGAGAGACTACAGCTGGTATTATAGAGAACGGCTTGCATGAGTTGTTTACTGTAGGTAAAGCTCCTGACACTTCCCTTATCACTGACATAGGCTCGTTGGCAAGAAAAGCTGATGCAGGAGACGCTGCTTCACTAGTAGAGCTTAACATTAAATTGGACTCTGATCCACTGTTACAACGACTAACAACAGCTGCAGATGACGTAGACGTTGAAGCATATTTGGCTAAAGTGGATGACTTAATGGGCAACACAGACGCTCCTGACTTCCATTTTGGAGAAGGAGTCGATGACATGGACGCTATTCTAAGGTCTACTATGTTGACTAACGACGCTGCAAAGCCTGTTACTCTTAACGTTAGTAAGATGCGTACCACTGAAGACATGGATCGTATACTAAATAACGTTATAGAGGTGTATAAGGCAGACTTTCTTAAGGTTAAAGGTTACCAGTCCAACAGCGCTACAATGGCTAAAGCCCAGAATAAGCAGCTAGTGGATCTATTAGGTACTAAGGCTAAATCTTTTTTACCTGAAGAAGCGTATGCTCTTAGACAGGCCCTGGTGTCTTCTGCTTATAACTTAAAGACTCTTGCTCAACGTACTTTAGACGACTCGTCTGGTATAGCTGAATTGGCGTTTGAGCGATCAATGATAGTTCATAGAGCTATACAAGAAAAAGTTACTGGCGTAGGTGCTCATGCTGGTAGACTATTACAGTCGCATGCTATAACTGCTTCTGCAGGTAGGGCTAGAGTTAAAGATGTACGTAAACTTATTGAGAACATAGACGGTAACCCACATACAAGACGTGTTATTAAACAGTTTTTGGCAGGTACATCTGACGCTTCGCAGCTTAACAAGATTATACATAAGACAATGTTTGCTAAAACTACTGACGCCTTGTTTGAGGTATTTACTAACTCAATACTAAGTGGTCCGATAACTCATATGGTTAACATAGCGTCTAACGGTGCTATGCTGGCATGGGCTCCTACAGAGACAGTACTTAAAGGTATGTCTGCCGCAGCTAGAGGTAACTTTCTTGGAGCCAAGAATGACTTCTCCGAATCAGCAGCAATGCTACAAGGTATATCGGAAGGTATAGGTGATGTGTTCAGGCTGGCGTCTAAGTCAGCTGACTGGAACGGTCTAAGGCTGCCACAAGAAATGCTTGAAATGCATGAAATGGCTAAGCTTCAAATGAGACCTGCTATAACATCTGAGGAACTAGGTGTGTCAGGCGTTCTAGGACAGTTTGTAGACTACGCAGGAAAGGTAATAAGATTTCCAGGAAGTGCACTAGTAGCTGAAGATAAGGCGTTTAAGCTTATACAGTACAGAATGCATACTGCTTCACAAGCAACCAGAAAAGCTAATGTAGTAAATGGCACAGCTGCAGATAAGGCCGCTGTGTTTAATGCTTTTAAGAACAACCCTACTGACGTAATGAAAGCCAATTCAATTGATATGTCTAGTTACTACACTTTTACTGCTGAGTTAGGAACTGCCGGTAAAGCTATGCATACCTGGATAAGGTCTACTCCAGGCGTTAGGTATCTTGCTCCGTTCTTTAAGACTCCTACTAACATAGTAAAGATGGGTACCAGAAATTCAGTAGTAGGCAACGTGTTTAAAGACCTTAATGCTGCAACTGGTCTTATGAACGAGGCAGGTGATCTTGCTAGAGCCAGGCTTGCTATGGGTACTATGGCGCCTATGGCTCTTATAAGCATGGTTGACTTGAATAACATATCAGGTGGCGTTGACATGGCTACAGAGCAAGGAAGATTTAAAGCCTCACAAGGTGTGCCTCCATACTCCATAAGACTAGGTGATACCTGGTACAGCTACGAAAAAATAGAACCTTTAAGAGCTGTTTTAGGGCTTATAGTCAACTACGCTGAAGCCATAGACGGTATAGAAATGACGGATCCTGAGACAGGCGAAGACACTGATCTGTACACAGAGGCATTTACTACTCTAGTGTCACCGTTTATTCAGACTGTAGGCGATGCTTACATGCTTGAAACTATAGGAGGTGTTATGAACATGCTGGATGGTATACGGTCTGGCAGCCCTGAATATGCAGGTCAGCACTTGCAAAAAACCATGGCTTCCATGACTGTTCCTCAGCTACTACAACAACTTAACACAACGTATTTTGATAAGAACTACAGAATGGCTGACGGCTACTTAGACATGCTTCGTAAAAGAATACCCGGCATGTCCAGTGATCTAGCGCCTAACAGAACTATATGGGGCGATGAACAGCTCTATGGTGAAGGCTTAGGGGTGGATATAATTTCACCTATTAAAACCTCCACTAAAAAGCTTGACAGCCTAGACGAAGAGCTACTAAGGTTAAATGTTCCTATACCTAGTATGCCTAAGGAAATAGCCATTAAAGGTATAAACCTAGAATTAACTCAAGAAGAAAGAAGTGAGTTTAATCGTATCAGAGGCCAAGGCTTTGAAGGAGGTCCCACTCTTAAAGATACGTTTCTTGAAGTGTTTAACGATCCTGCTTTTGCTGTGCTGTCTGACATAGACAAAAAGGAAATACTAACCAAACAGTTTAACGACGCTACGGAGTCAACTAAAATGTTTACATTCGGTACTAGTAAAAGTTTACAAGACCAGTACTTTAAGAAACTTGAAGCTAGAGAAATACAACGCAGGAGTACTCAACAATGACAATCAGTGATACAACTCCGTATGTTAACCTAACATACACAGGGGCTGGTACATACTCATTTAGTTTTTTGGCACAGCTGACCACTGACGTTGTTGTAGAGCATACTACTACAGCAGGCGTTACGTCCACATTAGTTGTGTCTACTGACTATTCTATAACTCTTAACCCTTCTACTCCAGGAGGAGACGTAGTAACTACCTATGCTACTACATCTGGTACGTTAACTATACGTCGCGTTACGCCTATTACTCAAGCAGTGGACTGGGTAAATAATGACGCCTTTGACATGACTATACTTGAAAATAGCCAAGATAAGACTATGGCATCAATTCAAGAGCTTAGTGCTGTACAGGCTAAGACTATACGTCTTGACTTTGTAGCAGGCACTGTTGACGCTCTACCGACGCCTGTCGGTGATGGAGTATGGAAGTGGAATGCAGCAGCTACAGCTATAGAATGGTACGCTCTAGGTGACATTGCAGCGGACGCAGCCTCTGCTGCAGCAGAAGCAGTGGACGCAGCTGCAAGTGCGGCAGCGGCTCTGGTTAGCGAGAATGCAGCAGCAGCTGACCTTGCATTAACCAACGCTGATGTCGTGTTAACCAACGCCGATGTAGTATCCGCGGAAGCTGCACGTGTAGCTGCTGTAGCTGCACAGGCAGCAGCTGAAGCAGCTAACCCGCCATTGAATAATTTCGTAGCAACAACAGACCCTGCAGTGACTGACGACTCGGGGGATGGGTATGGCATTGGGAGTCGATGGGTTAATCTTACAACTGACGCATCATTCACTTGCGTTGACGCGACGGTTGGTGCAGCGGTGTGGTCGTCTGGTGGTGGTGGCTACTCATATTTTTCAGCAGACTTATTTTCAGGATAATATATTATGGCAACAGTAGGACATTTGAGCGGCAGTACCGACGGGCAACCGATTCTTATAGCAGCAACAGCAACAGCGGGAACAACAGTACATACCGCAGTAGCGGCAATAGATCAGATCGACATGGTGCATCTATATGCACTGAACGGGCATACGGCGTCGGTAGAAATCACAATAGAATGGGGCACAACAACTGCTACCAAAAATCTGGTTGTGACGATACCAGCAGATTCCGGTCTGACACGCATCACGCCGGAGGGTGGATTACCAGCGCAGAACAGCAATGTTGTTGCAGTGTTTGCGGGGACAACCAATGTTGTTGCAATCATGGGCAAAGTGGTTCGGTCTACAACTGATGAGGCGCACTAATGGTATTTAGCACTAATAATAGTGGGCAATGGGAAAATTCAGTTAGTAAGAGAGTGTCGTTCCCCGCTGACTCTATAGAATCAGAAGTAATCACTCTCAATTCTGGACTTGCTACGTTGTCTGGCGTGGATGGTGGCAGCTTTTATTCTGGGGGTACTGATGAGTTAGATCAAGTATTCTACTTCGATCAAACTGTTTCTAGTTATCCAGCTAATAAAACCTTTACAACCGTTTCCGCCGACAACACTAGTGAGATACAGTATCATAGTGAGGGTGTATTTGCTCAGGTT